AGAATTTCTTTTTTAATTCCAGCCCAGTCACTGTTTAGCGCAAGTTCTTTTGCATCTTCATCAAAAGCCAAAAGTGTTGCACCTGTAGTTAAAGTTCCAACTGCATATTTTGAGTATGCAGCAAAACCAGAAACTAAAAATTCACCTATTGAATCTTTGCTATCTAATATACGTTGAATATTATCTAATTGTTGTTGATTAAGAGTATCTACGTAATCATTCACAAAAGAAGCTACCTCTGGTTGAGCGTTCATGTGTGCTGCCATATACATAGAAGCAGCTCTAAACTCATCATTGTCAGCAAACTCTAAATAAGTTTGTGCTAACTCTGGTGCATTTTGCTTTACTTCTTCCCAGCTATATAAAGATAATCTTTGATAAGCTTCTGAGGTGCTATCACCTGCAGCTACTTTATAATCTCTGACTTCTTTTTCTTCTAAGTTATCTACCCAACCTGATAACAATCCTGGAGCTATTGCATTTACTCCAGCACTTAAAGTTCTAGATACTGCACCAAATGTCATATAGACTGCTGCTAAACCACTTGCACCTACAGAAGTTGTTAAAGCTTGAACTACGTTTTCAGCTTCACCATACGTATTTGGTAAATTTTTAAATGTATCTTTTACGTCTGAAAACTTTTTATCAGGCCCAATAGCACTTAAAATTACATCACCAATTTCAGCTGCTATAGGAAGTATATTTTTTGCGTAACCTAATTCTTGTTCTTTAAACTCAGCTAGTTTTGTTACGTCTAAATTTTCTGCTGATTGAGAAAACATATTATAATTTTCTAAATTATAATTTTCTAATTCTTTATTAAATATGCCTTCAACTTCTAATCTAAAATTATCTTCATTTTGTAAATAAGCTAGTCTATCTTTATTTTTCTTAATTAATTCTGCAGGTGGAATATACCCAAACCCAGTAAGTTGTGTTTCAGTTAATAACTTTGCTACTTCACCTTGAACTTGTCTTTCAGCAGAATCATAAATTGTATTTTCTAATTCTATAGTTGCTTTTCTTGTATGAGCATAATCAATAATTTGTTGTTTAAAATTAGGATCTAAAGAAGCCCACTCATCAAGTTGCGGTTTGTTTAAACCTAGTGTCCATGTAAAGTTTGCTTGGTCCATATCTGATGTCAAAGCTTTTTCAACTGATTGATAATACCCTGACAAAGATGTATCAAAATTATTTTCTTGAGGTGGATAATACTTAGGTAAGTCTCTTGCATGATCTAACACGCCTAACATTTGCATGTCGTATCTTTGACTTTCAGGACTATATGCTACTGCTGGTTCAGATTCTGGCTTTTCTTCTTTATCTGGAAAAAACCTATTCCAACTCTGCACGTTGAACACTCCTTAGGTATGCAGCGTTCTTTATATATTCAGCTGCCTGTTGTTTCACTAATGGTATTGTACTATTTTCCATTAAGTCTCTGGCTTTACTAACTGAATCTTTATATGCTAATGCATCATCAGACAACAATCTTGCAGTTTGACCTAAACCAGTTAAAGGATTATTTCCTTTAGGTGGTCCGTTTAATATAAAATCAGAACCTCTACCTATGTTTAATGGTTTAGGACTTAAATTTGTTGGAGTACTTCTTTGAGGAGCAGGAACTGGTTGTGGAGCACCAGCATCTCCTTGAAGACCTAAACTCACACCAGCATTTTTAGCATCTTGCTCCATTTTGATTTTGTTGCCATAATCTTGGCCACCCATATCAGTAATCTGTGCCATAATATTCCTCTCCGTCATCAATAATTAATCTTATTGTCGTAATAATAATTCCAAATGGTGTAATTAAAGGATCTAAATCTTGTTCAATTTCATCTGGAGAATTTTCTCTAATTAATCTATTACCAGCAACATGAACGTCTCTAAGTTGTTCTGTAACTATACCAACAAATTCTTTCATTAATTGGTCGTCCATTATGGCCCTCCTGGATTTACTCCTAATGCACCAAGAGGAGGTAATTCTGGCCTTGGTTGTGGTTGTTGTCCTCCACCTAGTAAAGCTCCTAAGTCAGGTGCTCCTTGTGGTCCACCCATGCCAGGCACTTCAGGTGTTTCAGGTTGCTGCATAGATTCAATAACTTTAGCTACAAGTTCATTTATATCCGTATCTTCTCTTTTCATAGCATCTATTAATGTTGCAGCTCCAGATATATCTCCTTGCTGCGCTTTTTGATAAATACCGTTCATAAATGAATCTATAGCTTTTTGTTTCACAATTCTTAATTCTTCTTTAGCAGGGTCATCTAAGAAATCCATTTCGTCTCTAGCGGTTTCTCTAGAAATCATACCTTGTTGTAAATTCATAGAAAGTCTCATTTCTCTATTAGAAGGATCTGTTCCAGCACCAATGCCGTATCGAACATTTACTTCATAATGACCTGCTATGTCTCTAGAAGGAATAAATATTTCTGCTTTCTTTTTATCGTGAGTATCTCCGTTTAAAGTTTTCTCTCCTTCACAATAATTTTCATCAAAAGACAAAAGTGCACCAGTTGCTTTTTCTAAAAACTTTTCAAACTGTTTATGAGCTAATGCAAGTCTTGCATCAATTTGTCCCATAGATGCTTGTATACCTTTTGCAGAAACAACACTAGCTCCAGGGTCTCCAGAAAGTTGTCCAGGAAACGAAGCTTGTGTTCTTGCTTCATTAGCTAATCTTGAAATTAAATCTTTAGCATCAAAATGTGTTCTTGATGACATACGTTCCATACGAGCTTCAGGACTTCTACCATGAATAATTGCTCCAGGGCCAAAGTCGTCTGGATTCATAACATCATATTCAAACACTGGTGGATAAACTTCTTCTTCAGATGAAGTTATAGTTAATGTCATAAGTCTATGCATAGTCCTTAGTAGGTGTCGTGTTTGATCAAATATACCTCTACGTTCTCCGTCAAAAGTAGGAACTCCTACTTCTACAATTGGAACCATACCTAAATGATTTGGTTCTTCTGTAAGAACTACTGCAGTATTATTTTTCCTACCTTTAGGAGAAATGTCTGCAACAATATGCATAATTTTATCTGGAAAATACCAAAACCACTCTTCTACTGAATCAGATGCAGGGTCTATAACTCCTTTAGCAACAGGATATTGTTTAACTAACACATCTCTAGATACTCTTCTAGCTATCAATGCTTCAATAACATTTCCTTTTGTGTCTTTAATTGGATACACATAACGTGGATCAATTCTGTGTAAGTAAGGGTGTCTTTCAGAAGGTTTCTTATCAAAGTCTGCCCATATTCCAGCATAAGCACAACCAGTTCCTGCATAGTCACCCCACCATTGAGCCATTAATTCATTTATATTTGAATTGTCCCATAGCTCTTTTACTCTTCTTTCTCTTTTTCTAGCAGCCCTTTCTCCGCCTTTAATGTTTTGATTCACAGGTACAGGAACTCTCACACCTGGAATAACTGCTCCACCTAATGCAGACCAGTGATGTATTCCTAATTCTATAATGTTTGCAACTGAAGGAGCCTCTGCAGTAGTAGTTAGATTAGCCCAAATCATGTGCCAGTCTCCATTTACTATTGCAGTTATTTCGCTTATTCTTTCTTTCCAATCAGAGTGAGTTTCTATTAATAAATCTCTTCTTTGATATAAAGAACTATTAGGCCTGTATGCGGTACTTGTACCTGAGTAGTCTACGCTTGAGCCCTCGTCATAATATTGTGTCATCTATGTGTTCCTTAAAAATATTCTTTCTGTTATTATAGGTGGAATATTTCGACGTGCTGCAACTTTATTCATATCTGTTTGATACACATTGTGTCCTTCGCACTCTCCATTGGCCACCCAAAAAGCAATCAAAGCATCTTGTACTTTAGACCAAGGAAATACTAACATATCATCTACCAATGGTGCTAATTTTGCCCTATCTTCTGTAGTAGCAGAAGGAAATGCTACAAGGCCGCTATGAAACAATGAAGCCATAGAGCCAATACCAAATTCATTATCCCATTTATTACCTCGTCTTTTACCCTGACCAATAGTTCTATGATCTACTAATCGTGTTCCAGCCCACTCAGCATGAGCTTTTAAAGTATCATCACCTAAGATTGTTGGTGCAAAGTTTGTTTCTATAACAGTAAAAGCAACTCTATGGTCGTTATACTCTTCCCAAAATTGATATAACAATTTATTTCGTATTCCAGTAGCACCTAATCTATGGCCTACAAATAAATCAACCACAGTTCTTACTTCTGTCTCTGGATTATAAGCTAATAATACGCTTGCAGCTCTACCGGTAGTAGCTGGATCTACTCCTAATATCAATATTTCATCAGGCATAACTTGTCCTATGCTTCTACTACCTCCTAATTCAAATGCTTTATCTAACATTTCTTGTCTGAATATAGACTCAACCTGCTGCACATCTTCTTGTTGATACACAAGTTTCCACCTCATAGGGTCTCTAGCTACAATTTCTGATCGTATATCTCTTAAACCAGGCCTAAATACTTCTGTTCCAGTAGCTTCATCAAACTCTTCAGCTCCGTCTAAGTTCCAATACTCAGGCCAACTAGGCCTTTCTTTATCTGTATGCTCATCTAACATTGCTGGTATCTTTACATATCTAAATATTTTATGGTCAGCCCAGCTATCTTTCCATTGTCCATAGTTGTCTAATGGGTGAACTCTAGTTCCATTAACTAATGTTTGGCCTCTTTGTGCCCTGGAACGAGCTTCTTGAGTAAACCACTCATCGATTCTGGCCCTACGTATATCTGTTTGTTGGTTTTCTAATGTTAATGCGTCATCTAGTATCAATAAATCTAATCTAGCTCCGTATATCTGTTTACCAACAGACAAAGCTTGTATAGTAGGGTCTCTTTCACCTGATTCTCTTTGTCGTATTGTTATCTGGTCTCTAGACCAGCCAAATCCGTCAGCTCTCTGAGGTTTAAAGCCATTAAAGTCTCTTATGAGGTTTCTTTCACAATCGTTGTATAAATTCGGGTCAGTTAAATATCTTTTAATACGGTTAAGCAAATCTTGTGCTTTATCACCTGATTTAGTTACTAAAGCTATTCGTATGTCAGGATTTTTACACATACGATATATTGGGTACCAAAGAGATGACAATGTTGATTTACCAGACTCAGGGTGACCTAAAACTAACACTAACCTACCCATAGGGTCTGCTAATGATTTTTCTATTCTATGTTGATGATCAGCAAACTCTACGTTGAAATATAATTTACAAAACTCAGAAAAAGAAACCTCAGATAAATCAGGCGAACTATCTTTTACATGTTCTCCAGATCTGATTGATTTAGCTTCTTCTGCCCATTCAGGGTGACGTTGAGAGTTTTCTTCCCACCATTTACGTGTAACACCAATTTTTTTGCAAGCATCAGAGTAATTAAGGCCGTATCTTACGCACTCCAGGAAACACTCCATGGCCCATGCTTTCCAAAGGGACGTGCCTTTTTTAGCAGGAGGAGGTGGTAAGTATATTTCTTCTTGTTCAAATTGAAATACTGAATTATTAGCACCAAATATTTGAGCTTGAACTTTAGCTCTATCTTGTAATAATTCAGCTTCAGATCTTTTAGGCCTACCTGCGGTCATATCAAAACTATAGCATATTTATTACGTATCTTAATAGTTTCGTGTTAACGAAAAAAATTTTTTTTATTCGTCTTCCAATAATTCTTGTTGCTCAGGTTTTATACCGTCAGGTAAAGGCCTGAAATTAGAATTCAACATATTTTGTTGTTCTAAGATATCCCAACCTTCTTTTGATATAGTATAAGTTTTACTTCTACCTTCACCAATTTGATCAACTAAACCTTCTCTAACAAGAGATGCTTTTGGCCTTTCAAACCTACCACCGTCAAGGTTTGCAGAATCACGCCATGTTTTGTTTGTAATTTGCTCCCCTCGGTGTGTAATAACATCTGCTAAAGCACGTAATAAAGAATAATCTCTTACTCTTACGCCCTGCTGATAAGCAGTAAAAAATGCGGAGCCCGATTTTGGTTCTGTAGATAATGTTAAGTTCCAATCTTTAAATGGTTCAGCATCTTTCTGTTTAGTACATGTCATTTCAATAATCTCATCTTTTTTAGTCAACTGTATTGTGGTATCAGCGCTAGCTTTTAATACGCTAGATCCTCTCATAGCTTCACCTGATTTTGTGTCATGGTGTACTGCTAAAATAGCAGAACCATAATTCTGTCTAATTGTGTCAATCATTGATATAACCTGGGACATGTCTTGTTGTAAGTTTTCATTAGCACCTACTGTACAACGTTGTAACGTATCAAAGACAACTAAGCCAGGTTTTAACCTATCCACAAGTTCTAAAAAATCTATCTGCTCTCTCATTGGAAATCTACCAACTGGAGCAAAGAGCGGGACGGCACTCGTGTAATAATGCACAGGAGGATACGAGGTAGCGTTCCTTTTATTCTTCCATGCGGTTACTCGAGCACCGAGAAATCCCACTCCTTCAGCAAGGACGTATAAAACAGGGACTTTTACGCTCTCCTTGCTAAACCATTGCCAGCCATTAGCTATTGTGTTTGCCCAATCTAAAGCCAAAAACGTTTTACCTACGCCAGCGTCAGAGTGAAGTACGGTAAAGCCGCCTTCCATTATGAAATCATCTATTAACCAATCTGGTGGTTTTATTTGAGTTACTTCTAGTCCAGTTTTCACATTAAGTGGACTAAAGTCCTCTGAATTACGTCTGGAATCAATTATTATGTCCAGCTGATCTTTTTGTATCATTATGCTACCTCGCTTATTTTTATTACGTTTTTTTTAACTTTAGTCCTTCAGTCCACTTAGTCCAAAGGCCTGGACGACTAAAGCCATATTAGTCCTCCAACGTCCCCCCCTTATAGGGGGACGGTGGACTAAAGGTATACCTATTGTAGGGGGTACTAATTTATATATAGTTTAAATAACAAATAACTTTATATATATTGACTATTTGGCCAAAGGTTTGGGTTTTCGCAAAAATAGTGTGGGGATTGTCTCTATATCGAGGCGCAGCATCT